TTTGCTGCTGTGGATTCAATAGACTCATGTAATCCATTGGCTGAGGCTGACCACGCTGAACCTGACCAATTGGAGCCATTTGCATAGGTTGCTCAGGTTGAAATGCACTTTGAGCTAAACTCATCCCTGCTTGTGCAGTAAAAGGATTCTGATTTAAATATTTATTAGCAGCACCAATATCTGATCCAATACTTGAAAATCCAGCACCTACTTTATCCATAAAACTAGGACCAACTCTGGGGTAAGCCTGAGCACCAAATGCTTCCATAGTTCCGGGAGCAGCACCACTAAACCCACCAGCAAATGAGCCACCAGCAGCACCTAATGCACCACCCATCATTGCACCTTGAATCGGATTCTTGCTAGTCAATGCACCGCCAGCCGCACCGATCATCATGCCTGTTGTAATAGGATCGCCCATTATTTACCCCCTGTCGGTGTAGCAGTCTGTGTCGTAGTAGAACCCTGAGGAGCACTAGAGTACAGATTAGCGTATTGCTGTAATTTCATTTGTGGCAAGTTCTGCTGGAAGTTAAATCGATTCATAGCGTCTTGTAATACAGCAGCACTTTGAGCCTCTTTAGCACCACCAACGCTAAGTAACCGCTGAATATCAGCATAGTCAGCTTGCGCCATCTGAGGAGCAGCACCAACAGCAGCCATTTGGCGCGCACGTTCAGCTTCAGCCGAGTTATAAGCTAATTGACCGCCTTGTTCCGTTAACGCACGAGCAAAGATGTCCTGAGCCTGACCTGTTAGCTGACCTTGAGCAGCAGAGCCATAACGACCAGCAGAGGCAGCACCTGACTGTAATTTCTGGATGTTACGGAGATAATCTTCACCCGCTAGACGATTAGTCTGCTCTAAAGCACCCGCTAGGAATGGATTAACGCCTCGTCCTTGAATCGTAGCTAATGTTTCAGCCTGTGCAGCACCTGTTAGCGGAGAACCTGCTAGAGCGCGTTCCTGAGCCATTTGTAGGGCTTGCTGAGTCTGAGCCGATGGACTGACATACGTCTGACCGGGGAAGAAGGTAGGTGATTCAGACTGATAGAGACGCTTAGCCTCCTCAAGTCCATAAGTAACATACGGCTTGATCGCTGGATCAATACTCGTTGTTGATGTACTACTCTGTTGTCCGCCGCCACCACCCATATTACACCTCACAAATCCATTGTTTTGGACGGAATCCGTAATCAGCCGCCCTTTTAGCCCAACCGCGCCTATGGCTAGAAAATGTTATATATTTGACTTTAGCTTCTGCCGCCATGCCCTTTATATATTTTAAGGCATTTTCGACAACATCATAACTATTTTCTAACGAATAAGCAGCCCATAGATGCATTGTTTCGCCCTGTGGCTGTAGGACAAAGAAGCCAGCGTAGTGGTTATTCTCTATCAGTACAAATAACAGACTCTTTTGATTAAAACAGTCTGTATATACATCTTCAATAATCCAGTTTTCTGGACTCCTGCTTTTAATTTTCTCTAAGCCAGTTCTTACACTAGCCCACCAATTACGTAATTCCTGCGGAGCAATATATCTATACTCCATTAACCCACCACAATGTAACCATACGTTTTATCTGCCGTACTATTAGCCCAATGAGCTATAGTAGCTTGTCCTTGTTGTTTGCTAGAAATATATACATTACTTGTAGCTGATGGAGCCACATAATTTACGGTAACAATAGCACTAGGAACAGACGGTCTATCTGGGCTAGAACTTGTTGCATAATGCTCAAGAACCACGCCTGTATCAGATACGCGCCACATTATTTCAATGTAATCATTCGCCTGAAGCTCAAGAAAGAAGTTTAAAGCAGCAATAGTATGAGATGGATCACCTGAGCTTTTTCTTGGTGGCATACCAAACCGACTATTTGATCCTGCTATATTCGTACCGTTCTTTCTAAACCAAACATCTACGTCTTGAGTATCATTTGTCGTATTCTTGAACTGTATGGAAAACTGAATATTGTAAATTCCATAATTCCTGACATTAATACGCGAACTATTAGAAAGATATACGCCACTAGAATAATCTGTTGTATTAAATGTAACAGCGTAAGCCGTAGTAGTATTCGCAGCCGATTGATCTGTAGTGTCCTGAAACGCTCCATACGGAGCTGCGTCAGCCTCAGCAGCATCAGATACAGGGACAAAGAATATTAAGCTCTCATTGCCTATACGACCGTCATACAGCGTTGTCGTTGTAGCATTGCTAGTCGCTAAAGTAATCGTTCCAGTATTATTCGTCTTACCGTCCATGATTCCACGGACAACCTCACTAACAGCACGTTCATCAGCACCGAATACAGGTAAAGTACGAAACTGTACTGATCTAGTCATCGATTACCCTGCGTAGCTATTTCAATTTCACAGCCGATAATCGTTTCCCAGTTAGCATTAGTCGGAGTTACCTTAATACGATGGTAATTACCGTTAGCTCTCAATGGCACTCTATTCTCTGAGTCTGCTGTCGCTGTCGTTCCAAACTCGATACTTTCTGACAATAGTTTTCTACTGGCAACTGCAACTGACGCTGTTCCATTATCAACAATAGGTTTTGCCAATGTAATAATAGAACGTCCAATATCAATATCTCCAGATGTAACGTAAGCAGCCAAGTATGCACCAGAGAAAACCACGATTCTCTGATTTCTAACACCAACAAATATAAGCTGACCACCAGCCCAAGTACGTGAATCTAAAGGAATATCTAAGGTATCTAGGTTATTGTTATAGTTATCAATCTGCTCAAGTGTGGCACTAGGTGTCAGACCATACGCTAGATAGTTCGTATCCGTTAAACCGTAGCTCCACTTGTTCAAATCTATGGAGTAATACAGCAAGAATCGCTTACCGAAGTTATTCTTAAAGTTCCAGATGACTAATTTGCGTACTGGATCAATCGTTGCGCTCATGCCAGTCTTAATTTCACTCAAACTGACGTTATTAAAGAACCAACGATTAACTTTTTCTAGTCCAATGTTCTTAACTGACTTGCCATCGCATACATAGAATCCATCATCAGCTAAAAAGTACGTTAAACCACCAAATTGAGTGATAGAACCATTAGACATGCAGCCTAACGTCCTAGAAATAGCGTCAAATTGGAAGAAATACGGACTTCCTGAGTACGTCATGCGATAAAGAGCGCGTTCTAAGAAGATTAGACCGTATTCTCCACCTGCAATACCAGTAATATCACCACCATCAGGCATAACTTGTGAGTCAGACTGAGAAGCAGCACTAGGAGTCCAGTCAGTTTCGTCATTAATATCTGACCAATAGACTTTATTTTCCTCACCACCTACGTTAGCAGCCACAACAAAGTCACGAACTACCGTTACGTACTTAGCAGCAGGAGCAGCAGCAGCCAAATCAGCAAAATAGGTCGATGAACCTAGATCATAAGCCTGTAATTGGTCTGCACCGTTAGCTAAGATCATCTTAGAGCCAAACTGAGTCACATCCCATGCATCAACAGCCGTATAACCTGTAGTCGTTAGCGCATCTAAACTAGCATCGCTAGAGTCAAACTTATAAATCTGAGTAGCACCAGCAGCAAATAACGTAGATGCACCAGCAAACTTACCTGCAAATGTAATAAGCAAGTTTTGACCAGCGTCATCAGAGTAATCTACAGCTTCACGTAACGGAGCATAACCGTTAGTAACTGGATAACAATTATAGGCATCCATTACAGCACCAGTAACACCCGGCTGATCTGGCAACCACTCACCGAAAATAACTTTTTGTTTTGCCATTACTGTCTAGCCCAGTTAGTTGATTCTGGAGTAACTACAGTCCATTCGTAAGCCGTAGAGCTACCAATAGCGTCAACAGTTCCATTACCTGTAATAGCAGCACGACCGCCAACTATATAAATACCATTTGCAGTAACTGTGGCATTTCCTGTAACGTTAGCCGAACTAACAGCTACAAATACACCATTAGCAGTTACCGTAGCATTTCCAGTTATACGAGCACGTACTGCTGGAGAAGCATCACCAATAGCTGTAACAGTAGCCGCACCAGTAATGCTTGCTATACCGCTATAAGTAGCGCTTCCTGATGCTGATACCGTAGCGTTACCAGTAATAGTCGCGCTAATGCCTTCGTTCTCAGCATAGCCAGAATCCCAATAGCCAGCCGTAACGTAGACATCAGGAGAACTTAGGTCACCATCTCCGTAACCATACGTCCAATAATCGTAATCGACATAATTAGTTGCCATTTACCTCAACCCAAGTCTGAGATTCCTCATTCCATGAGTACATTTTGCCATCAGTAGGCATAACTGTGGGAGCTTGCCATTGAGCATTAGCATCTAACGTCCAACTTGCATAAGGCTTAGGAGGCACAAATGCATCTATATCTGCATTATAGGTATAACCAATGCCAGCATAGTTCTTACGAATGTTACCGTTATAACTGGTCTGCTTCCATGTACCACCGAATAGACGCTCACAGAACGCAGCACCGATATATTCTTTCTCTACACCATTAGCATCTGCCGTATCTTTATTATCAATTACGATAACCTGAGTGACGATATTGTTTTCATCTAATCTACAGTAGTGAGCCATTATTCTTCCCCTAAATGCAAACCTGTCAGACTTTCATCTGAACCGATATAACCTTTTAAAAACGTATTAAACGCTATGCTAATACGAGTATTGTCACCTTCTTTAGTCTGTACCATATGCGTTAGATGCGATGGGAATAAAATCAAATCACCTGCACCTACTTCAAACCACCAAGATTCACTGTTATAAGGATTGTATTCAGCAGCAGGAACTTTAATCCGTTCGTAACCATCTTTATAAAAGTAAATCTTATCTACTTCTCTATCAGCTTGTGGATAAAACACACCAGACACTACGCTATTCGGATGCGCGTGTTTATGGTGATATTGTCCTGCTTCCGTATAGTTAGCCCAGCTTTGCGTTAGATACAAACTTACGTCAAACTTCGGTGCGTGTATTGCCTTAAAGTATTCCAACATAGAATCTTCAATAAAATCACGTAGCTCCGTTAATTCCTTGTTCTTTAGAATCTTGCGATCTTTGCTAGTAGTATTGCCTTCATTAGCGTAATGCTCCTGACCTTTAATAAACTCTAATTCAGCTTCAGTCAGATCACGATCAAATTTAAAGAAAGCAACTGGAGTAGGGAATAGATTATTTATATTCACGCAACCGCCTTCTCAAATTCTTCAGCGTCAGCTTTCATTTTCTCTAAATCTTCAGGCAACCAAATAGTTGGAATACTGTCTTCAAACTCACGAATCTTATCCATTACCCATTGGACTTCTTCCCATGATGGGCATGGTCTAGGATCATCCCAACG